TCCGTTGTTTTGTTAAATCCGAACTTCTCTTTGATCTCTTTCTCACGATCATCTGCTCGATTCTTTTGTGCAAGACGAGCAACGTTCTCCATTACTTTTAAAGTATCTTCAATTTTGGAACCTTCGGGCATCCTTGTAAGAATGATGTCAAAGAGAGGGAAGAAGTAATCAGCTGCTTTAGTAAGCTCTTCTTCAGTGAGTGGTGCGTTCTTTTCAGGCATAGTCGTTAAATCTCCGTTGCATAAGTTGCCAAAGTTTGAGTGTTACCTCAGTATCCTGAATGCAGTAATCGAGCATCTCAGGTGTATATACAGCCCAGTTCCCTTCGTGTTTACCGAAGTCACCCTTGAAGCATTTGAGCCTGTAACCCCATGCTTCAAGAGAGTGTCTGCCATAAAGACGTTGAGGCATCCCAGAGGGTCGGCGCTCAAAGTCTCGGTCTTGAATGTGAGGATAGAAGAGGCGGCTGAGAACAAGAGTGTCAATCAACTGCCCCTGTGGTGCAAAGTCAGGGAACTGTTCTTTGATCAATGGGACGTCATATCCAATGATGTTGTGTCCAATAAGGACATCAGCTCTTTCAAGCTGTTTAACACCTTGAATAACAGCCCGTTCAGGTTGATGATCAAAGACTTCAGTTGTAGCTTTATCACTGTCACGTACAACAATGCAGTGAATACTTGATCCTTGACGAAGGAGTCCAGTGGATTCTAAGTCAAACAGAAGTTGAGTCTTCATGGTCGGTAATTTTTGCATGGTCTGAATCATATTCATCTGGCGAGAACGAGTTATCTTCCCAGTTGAAAACTGAATCGTCCTCTCGGATGTTTTTGTTGGTAGTGAATCGTTGGTCTTCATTGTTATATACAGGTTCAATTGCAATCTTGAGTTCACGAGCTAAACGAGCAGCTCTTCTGAACTCATCTTTATAGAAAGGCTCCCATTGATGTTGCAGGAAAACAAACTTCCGAATACCCATTACATGGGCCTGAAAGACTGATGCAGCGAAGGGATACCTCGTTGTGTAGATCGTTGCGCCAATTACAGCAGTGCCGCATTTAGCAGCAGAGGCAATGGCATGACTTACACAGTCAATTTCGACCTTACTGTCGGTATACAGGCTGCGCCCATCGCCGATGATTTCTCGACCACGGGCAATGACACAGCCACCAGGCGCTGAAGGGTGAGTAGAAGCCTGACTAACTGCACAGGCAATGGAAATAAAATATTTATCAGGGTCATTAATATATGTAGGATCACCTTTAATACTGGTCATATAACCCATTGTTTACTTTGCATTCTTATATTAGACTGAGATATAAGCACTTGCGAGGATATATGCATAAAGAAGATTCATTGAATTCGAACAATTTTAAGTTCAGTGGTTTTGATATTGACGGGATTAGACTTTGGGAAGGTGGTCCTGCAATGCAGCAGGATCTTGACCGTTCAAAAGACATGGTGAATAGCCCCTCTCATTACACATCAGGACGTGTTGAAGTGATCGACATCA